TTGGAACCAGGTCCAGCGGTTGGAGCAGTGGTGGTGATGTCACGCTTGAAGATGTCCGTTGGCACGAAGAAGCCACGAGGATCTTTGCCATAACGCTTGGCAAGTTCTTCGGATACTTCACGCTCAAAGCCATCCAGACGGCCAGTGGCGGCAGTCTTGATTGCGTTCATCAATGAGTAGTTGCGCTGTTCCTGCTTGGAAGCACCAAGGTCTTCCAGAGATACAGGCTTGCTTGCTACAGCGTCCAAGAGAACGCCACGGAATTGAGCCAGATTCAGACCATCTGAAACTGCTTTGTCAGCCAGATCACGCTTGCCGTGCTTTGCGCCAAGTGCAATGATCTCGCTGACCTCTTTGCGGTATTCAGCAACCGCGTCTACTTTTACTTCTTCAGACATTATGTCCTCCTTAATTGAAGTAGGTTGAGGTTCAACTTTGATTTCACTAGAGCGGCCAACCCCTACCGACACGTCTGCTGGTACGGAAACCACACTAACTTCCATTGGTCGCCAAGACGTAGCACGATAAACCGTCCCGTTTTCGTCCTCTTCCTTGACCATTTTCTTGACTTCATAACCCACGGAAATGTTCCCACGGATTCCATCAAGAACATCGTTAAAGATCTCGTTAGCTAGTTCCCCTCTTCCAAAGCGAACAACTGCCCGTAGTCTTCGGCCAGATTCCAACTCAACCTTCTCAACGATTCCTATTTGCTTTGTCATGTCGTGATCCAACAATAGTGGCATCCGACCAGACTTAGCGAACTCCATTTCAATCTCACCCTTAGAATGACCCAAGACCTCTTTGCCGTAAGAGCGTTCGACGGGCATTTCAGATGATAGGGAAAGACGGACGCGACGATTGTCTTCATCGACAACCTTATGCTCCATCTCCATTGCACGATGCTTCAACTCAGGAACATCACGATCTTCCATACCGTTTTCGGCAAGATCAGGCCCTTCTTCCTGCATCATGTCCTCTGATTTGCCGGACTCAATAACATAAGAGTCATCGGTCTCAGTAATATTATTGATGTCACGCTCTTCTTCAAACTCAACTACTTCAGAGTCAATCTCGTTTGTGTATGAATCATCTTCGTTAATCATTCTATCTTCATCCTTACTAGATAGCGGATGCCCCTTCGGAAATAGATCTGTGTCATGCTTACCAGATCTGAACTTATCATTTCTTAGGGCATAAAGGAAACTATTAACGCGAGCATATGCCCATTGCTCTGGCGACTTAACACTTGGACGCACTGATGATGGGTTGGTTTTGTACGCTCCAACACCACGCTTAAACACTGCAGTAAGCGTTCTAATGTTCGTTCTACGCTTTGGATCGTCTCCATATTCTTCGTTATGGTCATCTGCTTTCTTCTGCAAACCCTCTTTTACAGCATCAGTAACCTCGCCATCAGCGCGATACGAGCGTTCTTCGTCTAATGACTCAACGATAGAACGTGACCAAGAAAGGCCAGCGTCACCGCCCCACAAAGCCCAAGCGATCCGACCGTTCGATGGATAGCCGTCTTCACCAGGTCGGAAACCTTCTGCCTTCTTATCCACCTCATGCCGTGAGAAGAATGAGAACATGCGCTTCACAGTATCTTCTGACAGGTTCTTGCCTTTGCTGATGTCACGAGCGCGAGCAATACCGACTTCAGTTCCACCACGGCCAAACTCACTGCGCCACTCAAGGCCACGCTTCGCTTCTTCAACCATTCCGTCTGTAGGCTTATATGACATATGACCTCACATATTTGTTATGACGCAAACATCGCCACGGTTACGGAAAAACTTATCCTTCATCCTAAAGGATGGATCAATTCTGTGGAAAAGGTTAAGCCATTGTTGCGGCTTCCAGATGGTCAGATGAGATTTGTTATCGTCGTAGCAAGCAATCACATGATAGTTGTACTTACCTGCATCAATCAGCTTCTTCACAAGACCCTCAATCTCTTCCGTAGGGAAATGCTCCAGAACATCAGCAGAACAAACCAGATCAAACTGATTATTCTCAAATTCTAGTTCTAATATGTTCGCCCTTGCAAAACTAACATTGTCTGGCAAATTTGCTAGTTCACCTGACTCTGCCCAATCAACGCCAACAATCTCGTCAAATATCTTTGCGCCAGCATGTAGAAACTTACCGTTGCCGCAACCGACCTCTAGGACACTCTTAATGTCACTCTTCTTCAAGTATTTGGCATGATCTACAAGCCAATTGTTGCGACGATAGCCGCCGTTATCATCGTGCAGCTTTTGATAGAACTCAGGTGTAAATACTTCACTCATCGCTAATATCTGGCTCCACTGCCATCTTGTCTGCACCAAACGGCTCAAATGCTATCTTGATACCCAAGGATTGAGCCAACTCCTTCTCACGTTGTATCTGCTCGAACACATCTTCAACGTCACGCCCGTAGTGATTTGCAATATCCTGCATAGAAACAAGACCATTCTGTAATCCAAGTATGTTCGCTTCAATCTCTTTCTTTGGATCAACCCACTGGAAGCCACGAGCGCGGAAGGTGAAGTTGTCGGCAAACTTATCGAACTTCTGGATAGGTAGCGGAATGGCATTCTTTGTCATTGCCATTGAAAGCCACTCACGAATGACAGGCTCAACGAAGTGCGTAATCATAAAGTTCTGCAAGAGACGGTAATGATCGCGATCCTCTAGCGCACCTTGGCGAATAGAAGAATAGCTTGTGCCTTCTAAGTCGTTTGCCAGTGAGGTGTAGCTAACACCAAGGCCAGAAGCGATACCACGAAGAATAGCCTTCTCAAAGTCGGCAAAGGCTGATGTCGGATGCTGTGGATCGAACATCTCAATGGACTGACCAGGAGCCAACTGTTCAAACGTACCAGGCTCGCTGTTCATTAGTGGTGATGAATCTTCATTGCCGTCACCGATATACTCATCGCCATTGGGCGTTGTGATGAAGCCCATCTTTGCGGCGGCAACACGAGCGGCAACAAGTTCTGCCTCACGATAACCGTGAAGCATCTTCAGAGCGGCAATAGCGTTTGCCATAAATGGCTCACCACGAGTCTGATTCGTGCGTGTTGGGATGAATATGTGCATGATCTCTTCGGCTGGAACACGGATGTGTTGCCTTGTCCTGCGGTCACGGATGAACTCGTAATCACCAGGATGTTGCGTTAGAAGGTGATACGCAACAGGCTTGCCAAAATCGTCAATCTCAACGCCCATTCGGATGCTGTTGCCGTTCTTCCATACCTCATTCTTCTCTTCATCAAGGTAATCGGATTCTAGGAATTGTAAGGCAAACCCGTGTTCGTTGTTGTAGTTCTTAATCTTGCGAACCAATACCTCACCATCACGAGCAAGGTTCTGGATCACGAATCTTTGACAGTCTGCCCAAGACATACGGCCATCAACTGTGCAACTACCCAGACGACCCCATTTCTTAAATGAGTTCTCCACAATAGCGTTACCAGGTGCGTCTAAAGTTCTATCTTCGTTTCGTGCTTGGCACTGAAAGTTAACACCATTCTCACCCACTACGTTCGATGTGAGAAGTTGCATGTAGCGTTTGGCATACTCATTGTTACGGGTGAGATCCCTACAACGATCACGAAGTGTCTTAAGTGAGAATCTTAACTCACTGTCTGCTGACCTTTGTGGTGTAATAAAGTCAGAGAAAAGCCTACCAATATTAGCACCAGAATAAGATCTCTTGCCCATAAAACTCTTGCGAGAGGTCGGCTCCTTCTTTTTCTGCCCAAATAATCTCATTAGAAGTGCACCTTCACAGTTGAGTTTGTTCCCTTACCACGACGAAGAAGTTCCTTCCTCTTCTCCTTGGCGACCTCTGCACGGTAATAATCTCTCCACTTGATGAGTTCTTCAACCTTCATCTTGGTAAGAGAGCGACCAGCAATTGAGTAATCCTGCACATCAGAGTCGGCTCTGTTCTCAAGCACGGCCTGAATCTTATCGACCATAATCTCAGCATGTGTTCTTGGGTCTGCACCATTAACATCAAGGTCTTCAATGGCGGTAAAGGTTCCGCGATCAATAACCAGACGTTCGCTGTCAGACTTGCGAACCGCTTCTAATTGCCAGTGATAGAAGCCAGCCGTGAAATCTTCTGATACGGAACTTGACACCTGAAAGAGCCAAGATTCAGAATTATAGTCAGAACCTGCTAGGGCGATCTCTGTAGTGCCGCCAGCAGTAATACGAGCGACATAGCCAACATCAAATGTAGCAGGTGGGTAGTCAGCATAAATATCCTGCCTACGCCACTGAATGAAATCACCTACGATAATGATTTCTGGTTCCTGTAAAGGACTATTAGCAGGATCAAATAAATTCGCCATCAGGCTCTCCACGAATTAACAAAACTTGATGGTCGTTTTGGCTTGCGCCTGAAAACTTGAGTAGTTGGAGTCTCAACAACCTCGACCGTCTTATCTGGTTTAGCAAAGCGTTCAGAGAGCATATTAACATCAGTGTTGAGGATTGACAAAGCCGCAATCGCATAAACACGACAATCTAATGCCTCATTTCTTGGCCTTATCTTCTGCCACTCACGTCTTTTAAAGCCCTTATGGTATCTTGTTACAACTTGCTCCGCAGTAAGTTGCTTGAAGTATTCCTCATCATAATGCTTAGGAAAGTGACAATATCCAGCACCTTCATGCTGTATCTGTAGGCGCGAGAACACTAATTCTTTAGCAGTATCCACCCCAACTGGGAATAGCTTAATCTTACCAATGTTGTTCTTCGTTGGCCTACCAACAATAGGCTTACCCTCGCCACCAACACCTTTGATGGCGTAAATCCTGTATTTTTCTCTTTGCTTGCAGTACGCATAAACCGATTGCGTATGGTGGCCACCAGAGTCAACGCATGTTGCCGTAATTCCTATGTTTCCACGAATTGGGTGATCCCACTTCTGTTGCAATAGTTCATCAAGTTGGCTCCAGAGGAGTAAGCCAGATGGATCGCCATAGATTGTCTTATAATCAATAGACCAAGTTTCATGATCCTTTCCGTGGCCAAGGATCTCGACCTCTAAGCGATCATCCTGAAGATCCACACCTGCCGTAACAATGACAACATCTTCTGGCATTGTGTAATCTTCGCGCCTGTTAATCAGGATCGTGTCGTCCATCCTGTCGCCAGTGTCTTCCCACGTCTCGCCAAGGAACGTATTGACCCAAGTCTTAAGGGTCTCAGGCATCTTCTTTGCCTCAAGAAAGTCGTAAACTGCATCCTTAAGTTGTAACCAAGGCGAATAAAGGCCGCTTAGTCGAAAACCAGCCACCTTGTTAAATGGCTTCTGCGCCTCCCAATAGCCTCCAGATATTGCCCTCATCCTTTTCACGTCATCCCAACAAGAGCCGCAATCCTTACATGCGTATGTTGCCGTTTGATAATCGCCGCTATCCCAGACGACATTCTCCCACTTAAGTTCCTGTGGATGACCACAATCTGGACACTTTACCTTGTAAACTTGCTGATCTGATTCCTCATAGGCCGCTTCTATGCGCGATATGCCTTTGATGGTTGGCGTGGAAACCATAATGAACTTTCGGTTCCAGAATGTTGCGGCACGGCGCTTACCCAAGTTCACTGGGTCGCCCTCAGCGCCCGCAGAAGGTGGGAAGCGATCAACCTCGTCAAACAGAACGATTCTAATTGGGCGAGATGCTAGGGAAGAAGGACTGTTCGCGCCACATGAAGTAACGTGGCCACCAGGGAATATCTTATGGAGTGTTGTGTTGCCAGAGTCTCTTGACCTTGGGTCTTTTACAAGGCGCTTCAGAGCAGGAGTATCTCTTAGCATAGGAGAAAGTCTATCCTTAGACCACGTTTGTGCCATATCTAAGGTGGGTTGCACTATGAGCATAGGAGCAGGATCTTGGGCCATATGAAAGCCGATCATGTTGTTAAGGATCTCAGTCTTGCCAACTTGGGCACAGGACATAACAACTACGGTTTCGACAGTAGGGTCTGATACGGCATCCATAATACCACGCTGATATTCCGCACGGGCAGTCTTCCACTGCCCTGGTTCCGCCGATGCCTCTGGTGAAAGTCTACGGTATTGGTCAGCCCACTGACTCACGGTCAGCTTTGGTGGAGGCCTCATCGCCGTTGTTATCGTTTTCATCAACGATTGACTCAGCTTCCTCTTCTGATGCTCTCTCGTAGTATCCGACCAACTCATTCAATGCTTCCAATATAGCTTCTTCAAATACTAGCTTGGCCTCCTTAAGGTCTTCGCTTGTATATACCAATGCGGCATACTTAGTTGGCATTGCAAGCAATTTTGCCCTAAGTGCTATAAACTGCTCTTCCACGACATCAGTGACATCATCTATCTGAACCAATGCTCCACGCTGCATTGCGTTCTTCATTTCTTGGGAGTCAGCCTGTTCCTTAGCAAGTCTGGCACGTTCCTCCGTATAATCAAGATTTGCCCTTATATTTCCTGAACGCCCAGAGGCCACATCTCGTATATGTGTAATATATTCCTTGCGTACAGTATCAAGATCGTATTTGCCGGTGGGCATACGAGTAACAATCTCTTGTTCCAGTAAGGAATTAAAGCGTCTTTCACTTAGAAATATATGCGCCGCAGACTGTCTTTGGGTGGCCATACTTGCTCCTAATATTTCCTATACGGGCATGATGCCCTATACGAAAGTTTCTCGCTAGTTGTAAAGTGCGGTCGCGAAT